CTATATCGGACATTCCGTTATAAATAGGAGTTGTTATCCCATCTATTCTTGTAATCGCTCGCTCATCGATTCTGGTATTTCTGGTAGCGGCGCTTTCTCTATCCGAATCAGCTTGTTTTTGTTGACGCCTAAACGCTTCTAATGAAACTGGGCCAGGCGGCAAAGCGTATGGAGGAGACCCAGGAGGCAATTGATTTAGAGCTTGTTGTGCCGTATTTAAAGCATTTCCACGTTGATCCATAACTCGATTGTATTGTTGTAATTCTGATGGCAATTGGTAAGGACTGCTTACCTCACCCGTCAGTTTATTTGTTTGTGTTGGGTTGCCGTAATCGTCATATTCAATATCGCTTTGCCTGTTAACAGCAATTTCGCGCAATTCATCAAGCCCCAAGTTATTAACGACCTCAGGGTCCATGCCTTGATTGGTAAAATAGTTTTGCAACTGCCGTCGATTTGCAGCGTTTAAGAAAGTTTTGGCCTGGTCTTGCTGCATATCTCTAATCTGCATTTTCTTAACTACAGACCTAAGAGGCTCACGCATACCCAGCCTTTCTTGAATGGGATTAAGAACCCCGTTCTTAAAAACATTACCAAAAGCTTGACCAATGTTTTCTGGCTTTTTAAATTCATACTGGCTCATTTCTGGTTGCATACCAGGGGTCAATAACGAATTTTGAGCCTGATTAAAAAGTTGCTGCTTCCGCAGCTCTTCCTGCTCTTGTGGAGATAACGAGTTGAAATCAAACTCAGCCATACGGTCCTCTCAAAGATTGTTGCGCGGTATTTAAAAAGTTAGGATTTTGATTAACAAAGCCGCCTGTTGGCGCAAAAGGAACAGGTTGAAAAGGGTTTTCTAGCATTGCCGGCAGAGGAGCCGCCCTGCCAGATAACGCACTCGGGTTATCTGCTAAGAATTTCTTATATTCTTCAGGTGATTTGGTCAGAGCCTTCAAATGATCAAGGCCAGATGTTGCCGAAAAAAAAGACATCGGATCGCTTACGGCAAGGTCCATTTGCCGACCAATGTCTTCACCTTCGCTTTTCAAGCCGCCAAGCACGTTCCCCATGCCGTTAGCTGCATTCGCACCTAAGTTGCTTAAAAACTCAAACATTTAAATTTCTCCTTTTAACCGCTTGACGGTAATCCTAAATTAGTACTTCGACCGCTTGAGTTGCTCATAGTCGGGTTGGGCAACATGCCGGCGCCGCTACGCAGAACATCAAACATTCTGAAAGGATAGTTCTGCTGCTCTTGGAATCGACGATATTGGTCGTCCATGATCTGCTGAGCAAACTGCTGCTGCTGATTACCCACACCCTGCATCTGCTGCGCATCTGCAAAGGTCATGGCGCGCTGATCTTGGGCTAACTGACTAGACATACCTGCGCCTGCCAATCGTTGCTGCTGACCCTGTAAACCAGCACTTTGATTGGCCAACTGCGCTTGCATGTTGTTCTCGACGTTTCTAAATCTACGATCGTACTCAGACTGATCTTGATTGAAGCCAAGTTGCTGATTAGCGAGAGCCGCCTGCATCGCCGCATCCTGATTCTGGAATGCAAAAGCTCTTTGATTCGCTTGGTTTGCCAAACTAGCCTGCAAGGCTGCTTGTTGATTTGACTCTTGCCCTCGCAGGCGAAGCTGATTGACCGCGGTATTATCGGCCTGATTTGCCCGACTTTGCTGCGCAGAAAGCGATTGGGTTTGCAGAATGCCTTGGTTAGCCAGCCGTTGTTGGTCTAACGCAGTTTGCTGATTTGCAAGAGATGCTTGCAAAGATCGGTCGCGGTTTGCCTGTTGAGCAGCATTCGCCAATTGCAACGACTGCATGTTTGAAGCTTGATTGCTCCGACCCGCATCAACACCCAACGATTGAGACTGTAAACGCCCCTGATTGGCCGCTTGACCAGCCGTCAATTGAGCCTGCTGATTCGCAAGCGCTGCGCGCAAGCCGGCATCTTGATTCGCTAAAGAAAATGCCCGAGCGTTGTCTTGGTTTGACATTAGTCGCTGCAAGTCCTGCTGGCGCGCCTGCAAGCTAGCATCCTGGTTAATCTGGCCGCCACGCAGCGCACGATCCGCATCGCCAACTGAAGCCTGTTGGTTCGCCATTGCGCGTCGAAGAGCGGCATCCTGGTTAGCTTTACCGGCATCTACGCCGAGTGATGAATTAGCTTGACTAGCGGTAAGGCCCGCTTGCTGGTTCGCGAGAGCGGCTTGCATGTTCGCGTCTTGAGCCGACAAGCCTGCCTGCAATCCCAGTCGCGCCGCTTCTGTTTGTCCTTGCAGACCGAGCTGTGCGTTTGCTTGGCTAGCTGCTAGACCACTCTGCTGGTTAGCCAACTGACCTTGCAATCCGGTCTGCTGGTTGGCAGAGGCAGCATCCATCCTTCTAGCCAGGTCTGCCTCGGCCAGTCGCGCAGCCGATTCGAAGCCTTGCGATCTTAGGGCCGAGGCAGTTTCTCCTGATTGCTTTAATGCAGCTTTGTTAGTCTCTACTTCAACAAGTCCATGACGATCTCCGCCAAATGCGCCTGCTGAAATTGCGCTAGACGCATTTTGATTCTGCTGCATTTTTCGAGCGCGTTCGATGTCACCGAGCGCGCTGTCGATCACACCAGTTTGGTACTGGTTCATATAGTCGTTGACATTACTGTCTTGAAAACTAAGCGGATCAATTGTGCCTGCTGTCACATCACTAGCACTCACAGTTCCTGGCGAAATCCCCCCCACGCTAACCGCGCTTAATGGACCAGAAACTTGGTCAGCGGTAACTGTTGATCTTTTTACTCGACCCGTACCAGCATCAGATATTTGCGCTGCATTTCCTGCGGTCGCGCTTGGGCCTAGCAGGCCAAGACTTGCAACATCCTGACCTGTTGCAGTGCCGGCGTTTGCGTCAGTGAAGGAAATACCTGTATCGACCTTGCCAACATTAACGGCATCTCTGTACCTTGCATCATTGTAATTTTCCGTTCCTGCGAGCCCTACCGCTTTCCCCGCATTCACCCCCGTCCCTGCGTCTGGAAGGTACGTCGCCATCGTTGGCTTGTAAGTGAGTCCTGAAACATTATTAGCAGTCGCTGTTAAATCACCAGAAGCCGTACCGCTTGAAACATCGCCTGTCAGATTCTGATTCTCACTAATATTTTTTGATGCGACATTTGAAGGGGTGAATTTGGCTTCGGCTTGTGCTCGCGCAATAGCCCGGTCCATCTGTTCTTGGCCGATTCCTGCTCTGGAAGCGTCCAGCGTTGCCTGCATGCCCTGCTGCTGGAAAGGACTCATCGGCGCCACAGTCGCGTTCTGGTAAGGGTTGTAGGGCGTTCGAGACAGGGCTTGACCTGTCTGGAATACATTCATCAACGCACCCTTAATTTGCGGGTCCATTGACTGACCGCTTTCCTGCTTAGATTTACCAAAGCTCATTAGTAATACCCTCCAAAATTAAACATAGGTGGCGCGTACATCGTTGCCCTTGCATTTTGATCGTACCCGCCAAAACCTGGGTTTGAAGCCGCATCAAGAATCGGCATTTGCACTTGCTGCGCCGGTTGGGATGTCGGTTGATAACCAAAGGCATTGGCTGCGCCGCTAGGTTGCTGATTTGGAGCAGCAGCTTGCCCGTCGTTACTAGGTTGCGGTAAAAAAATCGTACCACTCTGAGCCAAATTGGTTGGATTCTGCGGTGGTTGCTGAAGACTAGGCTCAAAGTTATTAAATACAGGCGGTGGAGGTGCTTGATAATTGTTGTACACCGGCTGCTCATATGCTGGCGCTTGATAATTGTTGTACACCGGCTGCTCGTAAGTTTGCTGATAATTCCCTGCCGTCGGGATACCTGTGTAGTCGCCGAAAATAGACCGGGTAATTAAATTGCCGATATCATTCATATTGTAATTGTTGAAATCCATATTCGGCTGCGTGGGATTCCCAGAATACCCACCTTGCCCATTTATCGGGCCAGTGCCAGGGTTTGGTGCTGGAGGGGGATCAGGCATCGGTGTCGGTTCATAAATCGGCTGGGGCTGATAAGGCTGATAATTGCTACCGCCCGCAGGATATTGATTGTAATAACCTGACATTGGCTGCATGACATTTTGCGAAGATCCGTAAACGTCCATCATCGAGTTATAGGGCGTCGCAGGCAATCGAGGCTGTGGGTTGTAATACCCTGTCCCGTATTGATTTCCGCCACCGTATCCTCCGCCGACAGGAGTGACCGATCCGCCTTTGCCGCCGCCGCCTCCACCTTTACTTCCTGACATCTTCAATCTCCTTGTACATGCTCACATGGCTCAGCTTGTAACCGATGTCATCAAGCGCTTTAGTCCAGCCTCTGCGACCAGACAGTGTGATAAATTTGGCATCCAGAGCCCGGCCAAATTCTTGAAATGTTGAGTCCATATCTTTTATTTCCATCAAGTCGCCTGCCGCCAAAAAGATATGGATAGCTCTAGCCCGCGGATAGCAAACCACCTCTGTTACAACGCAGCTTTTTTCTGCTGGCCAAAAGTGCATGCGCCCCTCGTTAACAGCCTCGACGATGTCTTCAAACAAATGCGTACCGCCGGCAAACTCAAGCGCACGTTCGAGCATCACCCGATATGGCAGCATCGCTTCTAGCGTGCTGGGCGCCGCTAATGCTTCTTTTGCGTTCATAGTGCTGTTGCTCCCAGGTTCCCCGAGTTATCGACTGTGATGCTGTAACGAGCACCGTTTGGCGCCTTTAGAATTAGACGAGCTGCACCAACTTCAATGTCTTGATTCTTCTTGTGGTTAAGGCCATCCGCCTGCTCGATCAACAAATTCATTTTGCTGAAAGCAATCTCGTCATACCTTTCTGGCGCCGTAGGTAGAATCATCTAGCGCTACCTGGCACAACGTCCAATCGCATCACGCCGACGCGCCAATCTGTTTGTCGCTCGCCTGTCACGCGCATGCTAATTTGCCGACCCTGAAATCTTACTGAGGTTGGGTTTGATAGCGTATAAGGCCCATGCTCAGTCTCAGCGGCATTCGGGTAACTTCTTGTTCTAAAGGTCGCAGTGCAATCCCCTTGCGTCTTCTCGTCGGGAATCAAATTCTTGGCAACGGCTACTCGATCACCTTGCCCGATTTCGACCGGGCCGCTCTCTGCGAAAACTGTCGCATTGTCGTAGTCGAATCCGACCTCATGCTCATAAACATAGCCATCTGAGCCGACATAATTTGGATAAATAAACTCGCCAACATCCGCACCAGCCGTTCGAACGAGAGAGCCTACCGTCCAGAATTTTTCTTTGTAGTTGTATGTGACATAGCTGTCATTTTCGCCACTGTTATTGCTGGGATAAAACCATACGACTTCTGAAAATTTACTGTTCAGCACACCGTAAACTTTTGAGCGCTGCGCTTCGTTTAGGTTGTTAAAAACAAAATCACCGACAGTGCTGGGCAAACTTCTCACGCCGCCGTCGTAAATATAAAAAGCATTTGTTCCCATCCAAATGGCGAAAGAGTCTGCCTTTACGCAAGCGTTGCTTGAGGCAATACCGCATCCCGTGCCGACACGCTGAAAACCAAAAACGAAGGGTGGCCCTTGGTATCGAGCAACGTGCGCATCTGTCGTTGTAAGTATTAGCGTCTCGCCGCGAAGTTGTTCTGCCGCGAGAATGTTGCCGCTTGTGGTGAGCGTAAATCCGCCAGCCTGATTGGTCGCTGTTGCGGCCCAAACGTTATTGTTTTCTTGGTCGCACCATTCGACTCGATCGCCTTCACCACCGGCACCCAGGGCGAAAACGAATCTTTCATCGGTGGTAATGATGGCTGTGTTGTTGATTGGTGCGTTGCTTAATACTGCCGCGGCTGTCGATGTATTGTTGGTCCACTGATAGATCTTGCCGTCAGCGCTTGAACACCCGATTGCGTATTCGCCCCAAGTATCGATCGACCAGGTGGTTGCAGGCACATAGGGCCCGCTGTCTGGGCGAGTTGTCCCCCATGAGCTCAAGCCCCAGGTTAATGCGCCCCATCCTAAATTCTGTACCGCGTTGTCATCGCCCGCTGTAAAGCCAGCCGGCGTAATGTCAAACAGGGCATTCGATTCGTTTATTGCATACAATTTGCTGCTCGTACCGGCAACTGTTCTTCTGCCGCCGCTGTTGTCCCGATAGCTAATGATCTTTCTGCAAGCGCCGGTCATAGCAGACGATGTGCGCTTTCGCCATCCGCCTATGGGCTGAAGGCTGCCTTCATACCAGCGAATCAAATTGCTGTCATTCCATACGCCTGACTGTTGGTAATCAGTACCGTTCTTATGGACGCCAGGCGGAATTCGTAAAGCCATTAAACCCATTTAGTAACTCCAGATTGCCGGCGCAGGAAAACCATGCGCTTTGTCCAGGTGAATAAATCGACCCGATCCTTTTTGCTGAACGCCGACTCGCTCAAAACCCATATCTAAAGCCGCTGCAATCACCTTCAACGCGCGCTCGCCCGTCACTGCCACATCTACTGCACGCCCAGTATTATGTGATCCGGGCTTTCCTTTTTTGCGCGCCTCAATCGGATGCTCGCTGCACCTGTAGGCCGATGAGAGAATGAGCGGGAAACCTACCCGCTCTCTCAAAGCATCTATTTCACGCGCGAAATCCCAGTCCATGCCCTGCTTGCCGCAGTGCTGACATCGAAATTCGTCTTCGTGAAAAAATTGCATTTAGTTAACCTCTTCAACCACAGGATTCAGACTTTTTTCTACTGTGTTTCCGTAAGCTGTCAGCAGTAACTCCAGCTCAGATCGCTGCATGTCCAAATCGCTGATGTTATGAAGCAACGCCTCAATACGATGAACGTACTTTTTATTGTTTTCGGTGAGCTCTGCTCTTGATACTGCAAAATCACCTAGCTTCAGCGTCTCTTGATCAATTTTGATTTCCATTTACTCGCTCCTTTGTTACTCCGCCGACCTGGCAGAGCCTCCTTTATTTGTCTCGATTATTCCAAAGCTCGAAAAGCACTTTGATCTTTTCAGCCATCGTTTCTTGATTCGCGTGCATCTTCGCTAACACGACTACGAGGCTTATGAAGCCCACCAAAGGGCCGTAAAGGTTTGCGATATCTTCCATCTCACACCAACATCGCAGCGCTTAAACCAGCGCCTGTGGTCACGACAGTACCGACTACAAGCCAAGCGAGCTTTTCCCACCTGACTGCGTGTGCGTCAGCGACCGACCGAAGATTCTTTAATTCATTGAGAGCTTGGCCCCAACGCTCGCCGCACTCGGCCTCGTGCCTAGCGATCTGTTGCAACGCCTCAAGGGCCAGGTTGCGCTCGTCATCGGTCATCTCTTGGCCCGACCGATCACTAAAGCGCCAATCTCTAAGAGCTTGTAGAGGCGGCCGATAAGCTTGTCATCCTTCGGAGTTGGCGTGAGGGCAGTGATCGCGCTGCAAGCTGCTACAAGGGCCGTTAAAGCATTAATATATTCGAGTGCGTTAGTCATATTGTTTCTCCTAATCTACCAAGGTGTACCAGAGGCAGTTACAGGGTTCTTCTGAAGGTCAATGGAAGCCTGTAGACTTGCTTCAATACCGTCCTTGTCAACACCGTCAGCCCATACCCAATCCAAGCATTGCTGCTCAGTAACGTCTGGATAAGGCGTGTAATTGGGTGACGAAGGATCAGGTGAGAAGCCAGCAGTGCCGTATGAGGAAGCACTGTAAGTCACAGCGTCATCGCCAGTTCCTTCGGTTTGTTCTGCATTGCAGCGCCAATGGGCGACAATGATTGCCCCATCCATATCGGCTGGTTGTAAGTCGTACTCAGTGGTCGAAATGACCCAGTTAAATGTTGCCATGTTGTTTTTCCTTTAAGATTCTAGTTGTGTGATACGGGCGCGTAGTGATTGGATTTCTTTGAGCATCATTGGAACTAGCTTGCTGTAGTCCACGCCCATCATTTCTTCAGGGTCTTCTGGGGCTGATACAGCTTCAGGTGCAACAGCCTGTAGCTCCTGTGCAACCATGCCGTAGTCTTGGTGAGAGCCGTCAGCCTTCCAGTCAAACTTGCGTACTTGGATAGCGTCTATCTTGCTGCCTGCATCATCAGCGTCTGCAATGTTTTCCTTGAGGCGTTGGTCTGAAGAGGTGTTGTATGCAGTAGATGATGAGTTAGAAGTTATTGAGCCTACTACATTTGATGTGTTTACAACTGTAAAATGAGTATGGGTGCCATTACCGACAGTTTTAATATTACCATTAGAACTTGTACCTGATATTGCTACTCCGAAGCCTTGATTTGGTGTTGCCCCTACACTTGATAAACCAAGAAGTAGGTTCCCACTGGAATCAAGGCGCGCAGCCTCGGTTGGAGCGTTACCACCAGAGCTGACGCCAAAAACTAACGCATT